ACTTGAGGTTTCAAGATCAGTTAGAAGATATAGGGGCTTGGATGGTACTATATGCAGTTCGTAGAACTGTAGATAATGCAGGAGATGGTACAACTACCACAACTATCATGGCTAATGCTATTCTGAAGTACTATAATGAACTGGATGGTAATCAACCTACCATCAGAGAACTTCGGGATGTTATTCAGGAATGGGTTGATCAGTTTCAAGCTTATGTAGAAGCAAATAAAATCCCATATGAAGATCAACTTGAGATGATAGAACATGTGAGTCTTATTTCATCTAATGGAGACAAGCATATTAGTAAATTAGTACGAGAGGTATATGCAGACCTTGGTGTACATGCTGATGTGATTGTAGATACTTCTCCAAACCTTGATACACACCACACTACTCATAAGGGTATGTACTTTGAGGGTGGATACAAGGCCAATGAATTTATCACGGATAAGGAACGTGCAATATGTGAAATGGAGAAAGTAGCAATTGTTATCACAGATAAGAAGGTGACTTCAGCAAGTGAATTTAATCTCTTGTTTCAAAAGCTACTTGGGTCAAAATTCTCTGTACTTTTAATTGCTCCACAGGTAGACGGAGAAGCCATGTATGTATTGAAACGTACTGCCATTAATCACCCCGGGAAACTTTGTGTGATCAAATCTCCGGGTATTAATGTCAGACGTTCTGAAATGATGGAGGATATAGCTATTTTTACAGGTGGTCAGGTTATAGTTGAAAGCCGTGATGGAACAATAGATGAAGCTTGTGAAGGAAATAAGTATAATGGAATTATCGGAATGTGCGATAAAGTGGTTATTCGTAGAGATTCCACAACTATATTAGGTGGGAAAAATACCAAAGACAGACTTGATGAGCGTGTCAAATATTTAGAGATGATGCGAGATGATCAAAAAGACCCACTTATGAAAAAGAGATATGAAAAAAGAATATCAGGTCTGACTAGTGGAGTTGGAGTAATTTATGTAGGAGGTCCTTCTGAAGTAGAAGTGAAAGAGAAAAGAGATAGATTAGATGACTGTATTTGTGCAGTAAAATCTTCTCTTGAGATGGGAGTTTGTTTAGGAGGAGGATTACTACCTTATAATTTTGCTATTCAGCAAGATCAAAACTCAAATACAGCTCTTATGTTGGATGCTGCCTTGAGAGAACCTATATTTACCATTTGGAAAAAGAATGGAGATAGGGAAGTTCCTGAAAATTATGTAAATTACCTGAAGGAAAATAATGTTATAGATCCTGCGAAGGTACTGATTGAATGTTTCAGAAATGCCACCAGTGTTGCTTATAGTATCATCTCTTCTAATGCAGTGGTGATCAATGATGAAGCAAGCAACGAGATATTAGGTGACTTACCTTCTTTTGAAGATGCAACACAATAATGGAATTATTTGAGATAAAAGATGGAGTTGTTACATTTGCCCCGGAAGCCCTAGAGTTAGACCCCTTTAGGGCTTTGTGGGACAGGGATCAGACTATAGATAAAGAGGAAGCTGTAGCTGAGCTTGCTTTTATTACTTTTGTATGTAAATTCAAATCTGATTTTCAGAACATCATAGATTTTGATGAGAGAGCTGCAGAAGTGAAAAAAGTAATGCCTCACTTAAAGCATGACTTATCTGATCCTTTAGTAAAAAGGGCTGCTGACTTCTATTTACAAAGACAGCAAACCTTAAGTATGGACCTGTTAGACAGTGCTAAAATAGCTGTCGGCAAGATTAAAGAATTTTTTGAGAATGTCAATCTTGCCAAAGTAGATAAGAATGGTAGACTAGTGTATAATGCACAGCATATACAGAAGATGATTGCTGACCTACCTCCGGTTGTGGAAGGACTTGCCGGATTAGAGAAAAAAGTCAAAATGGAACAAGAAGCTAAATCAGCTATGCGAGGTTCCAGAGAAAAAAGTATATTTGAAGATGGAGAATTGGCAGACGACTAATGACAGACAAACACATTTAACAGAAGAAGCATTTTCTAAACTTACAAGAGAAGTTCAGGTTGAGCTTCTGGATATAGTTAGTCAGATCGAGTTAGTCGGCAATATGATAAACCCTACAAGACGTAGGGTTTCTGATATGCCAAAGGATAAGAGAGGTAGGGCTATTATAGACTTAGAGAATCCTCATATTTTGGAGGATATGTCTTACTTCACTATTCCTGCTGCTACTTATAAAAAGTATGGGGTATTTACTAGGTCTTATCCCAATGCACACCCACAATCTCAGTATGTTAAATTCTGGAAAGAAGAAGCTAAGAGATGTAAACATGGGTGTATCAGACCTGATGGAGAGTGGATCACAGGATACCACTATTTTTATTTGAATTACTCTCCTATTCTTATTGCACAGGATATTGAGGATGACCTCAGTCAGGAAGAATCAGAATTTAAAAGAGCAGAACGTATAGAAGACTTTCCACACATTTGGGACGGAGATTATCTCTACTTCCACTACATTGAAAAGGGCATGAATACAGGTAAGTATGGAACTGTCCTTAAGACAAGGGGAAGGGGATTCTCATTTAAGGGAGGTTCAATGGCTGCAAGGAATCAGCTATTTTTCAAGAAGTCCCGTACTTTCATGATGGCATCTGAAAAAGAATACCTCAACAAAGATGGTATTTGGAATAAGTATATGGATGTTCGTGACTTCCTTGGAGACACTACACAGTTACCATATTCTACATTGAAAGATGATCAGAGTTCTATGAATGTAGTCTTAGGCTACAAGGATGCTAAAACTCTGGTAAATAAAGGACTTAAATCTGAGGTCCATGGAGTAACATTAAAAGACAACCCACAAAAAGCAAGAGGTAAAAGGGGTATGCTGATTCAATGGGAAGAGGCAGGAAAATTCCCCGGACTTCTTACAGCTTGGTCTATTGCCCGAATGTCATTGGAGCAAGGTAGATCAGTCTTTGGATACATGGTAGCTTTTGGAACAGGGGGTACAGAAGGAGCTAACTTTGAAGCTTTGGAATCTCTGTTTTACAATCCAAAAGGTTACAAAGTCTACTCTATGAGAAATGTCTTTGACAAGACCAGAGGTAAAGGAGAGTGTGCATTTTTCTTCCCTGAGTATTTGAACAGACAGAATTGTTACGATGAAGATGGAAACTCAGATGTAATCAAAGCATTGATAGAAATTCTTGAGGATAGAGAGGAAGTAAGAAAAGGTACAGACCAAGCTCATGCTTTGACACAGGAAAAAGCTGACCGTCCTATTACTCCACAAGAAGCTGTGATGCGTAAAGAAGGTAACTTATTCCCTGTAGAGCAGTTGAAAGATTACTTAGTAGACATTTCTCCAACTATCGATTCATTCTTTGCTGAGCATATTTATGGTAATATTCACATTACCAAAGAAGGAGCTAAGTTGAATCAGGATGTGTCCAATTTACCTATCAGAGATTTCCCTATGAAAAGTGTCATGAACAGAGGAGGAGCTGTAGAAATATTTGAACCTCCGAGAGTAGATGCTTATGGAGAAATTCCATGGGGTAGATACATTGCAGGAATTGACCCTTATGATGATGATGAAGGAGCCTCACTTGGTTCTATCCTAGTTATGGACTTATGGACTGATCGTATTGTAGCTGAGTATACAGGTAGAAAAGAAACTGCAAATGAGTTTTATGAAACTTGTGCAGGACTTCTGATTCATTACAATGCTCAGGGAATGTATGAATCAAATAAGAAAGGTTTGTACGGATGGTTCTACAATAACAATCTGTTACATTACTTAGCAGATACTCCTGAAATTCTTAAAGACATGGACTTTGTGAAAATCATTGGATCAGGTAACAAAGGAAAAGGTATCAATGTGAACAAAGAAATCAACAAGTGGGGTAGAAGACTTCAGGCAGATTGGCAAAGAGAATTAGCTTACAGTGCTACTTCTTATGAACAACAAATGGAGATTGCTGAATTGGTAGAAAAAGAAACAGATGATATGACTGAACTTACTCCTGAACAAAAACAAATGTTACAGGAAGTTCCTGAACCAAACTTAAGAAAAATCAGATCAGTAGGTTACATTAAAGAATGTATTGCTTGGAATGAAGATGGAAACTTTGACCGTGTGTCAGCAGGTAACATGTTATTTATTTTCCGGGCTCAGAAGAAGAAATACACTGATTTAATCAGAGAGGAAGTTAAAACTAATCATATTGCAAATGATGATTTCTTCAATAGAAATTACCATGAACCTCAGTCAGCTACTGATTCTGACGTATTTGAAAGGATTACAGCAAGAAGAAGAGGAAATCCTACAGACCTTGCAGATTTCAAAAATTCTAAGTATAGAGAAAGTGGACCTTACTCATTTGGTCTAGTCGATAATGATTTATAACTTTGTAAGATATGGCAAACATCAGCTTTAACATCAATGACTTTCCGAAACAGAAAATAGCCAGTTCTAAAAAGACTGATAAATGGGCTAAAGATTGTGCGGAACATGCTATTAATATGACTAGTATTGAGCATGAAAAAATCAGGTCTAGGCACAGAGATATGGTCATTAATTATAATCTGGCTAATGACATTCTTGATCAGAGAGATATTGAAAGAATTTGCAATCCCTTTAAAATAAAGGGAATTTCTTTTCCTGCTAAAATGCAGAATTATCCTGTTGCCCTTCCTAAAATTGACTTGCTTGTAGGAGAAGAAGCTAAGCGTCAGTTTGATTGGAAATTCATTCTTGTCAACAGAGAAGCTGTAAGCCAGAAAGACAAACAACGAAGAGAGGAATTAACTCTCATGATTCAAGAACAACTTTCCAGAGAAGATGCTCCTACTGAAGATCAGCTTAGAGAAGAGATCAGAGAAAAAGTAGAACACATGAACTACACTTTCCAAGATTTCAGAGAAAAGAGAGCTAACATGGTAATGCAATATTACTGGGATAGAGAAAGTTTTGCTAAGAAATTTAATGAAGGATTCTTCGATGTTATGATTGCAGGTGAAGAAAATTATGCCATTGAAATACATGGTGACAGACCTGTACTGAGAAGAGTAAATCCTTTAAACCTCAGAGTATATAGATCAGGGGAATCCCCATGGCTACAAGATGCTGACATTATTGTAGAAGAGGGCTACTATTCTCTGGGACAAATTATCGATGCTCACTATGATGACTTAAAGCCGAGTGAGATTGACAGATTAGAATCAGGAAACTTTGGTACTAATGCGAACTCTAAGTTCAACATGACAGATACTGATTTGAAAATTCTTCCTGAGGGGGTAATTACAAACAATGATGCAAATTATTTTGACCTTGGTGATGGTGTTTATATTGATCCTACTTTGGATTATCATGGTAATTTCAGGTCTTCTTTTGATTCTCATGGTAATGTTTTGGTTACTAAAGTGGTTTGGAAGTCTTTTCGTAAAGTTGGGTTCCTCACAAGATTTGACCAAATTACCGGGGAGATCATCAAAGATTTGGTTGACGAAAAGTACGAAGCAAAAGTTGATCAAGGAGAAGAAGTAGTTTGGAAATGGATTGGAGAATGGTGGGAAACTACTAAGATTGGTGGAGGTAAAAATGCTATTTACACCAAAATCCGAAGACGACCTTCCTACCGTAACATGTCCAATCCATCTAAATCTCATTCAGGATATGTAGGGCTTGCTTATAACATCAACTCTAGTAAGGCAATGTCTTTATTGGACAGAATGAAACCTTATCAATATCTCTACAATGTATTAATGTACAGAACTGAATTGGCCTTTGCAAAATCTCATGGTAAGATTATGAGATTGCCACTCCATGAAATTCCTGACGGTTGGTCCATGGATAAGTATCTTGCCTTTGCATTTGGTTACAACATTGCAGTATATGATGCCTTTAAAGAAGGTTCAAAAGGAGCTGCAACTGGTAAGCTTGCCGGTACAATGAATCAAAATAAGCATGAGATTAACCTAGAAATGGGAGCTTACATTCAACAGCACATTGATATGATGGCTTATTTGAAAGAGGAGCTTGGAGAAATTTCAGGGGTATCTAAAGCAAGACAAGGACAAATTCACAATAGATCAGCAGTAGGTAATGTAGAAAGAGAAGTTACTCAATCAAGTCACATTACTGAAAAGTGGTTTATGGCTCATGACTTAGTGAAAAAGAAAGTAATGGAAATTTTCTTGGATGTAGCTATTTATGCTCTCAAGAAGAATCCTATTATGTCACAACTTGTCATAGGGGATTTCCTCACAGAAATATTTGAAGCAAATCCGGAAGACTTCGAACAAGTAGAATTTGGATTAGTAGTTTCTGATTCTGGAAAAGACTTCGAATTGATGAATACATTGAAACAACTTTCAGGACAACTTGTACAATCCGGTGAAATTGGATTCAGTGAACTCAGCACAATCTACGCAACCAGAAGTATCTCTGAGATGACACGTAAGATTGAGAATGCACAGAGAAGAAGAGATGAAAGAGAGGAGAGAATGAGTTCTCAACAATCAGAAGTTCAACAACAAATTTCTCAGGAACAATTGGCTTGGGAAAGAGAAAAGTTCTATGGTGAGATTAATCTCAAGAAGTATGAGATAGATGCTGATACACTTCTTGAACAAATGAAAATTGAGAATGATACAAGCATCAGTGAATCTGAAAGGGTTATTAAATTGGAAACACTTAGACAGAATGCACAGAAAATTGAAGATGCATATACTAAGATGTTAGCTGATGTTAACATTAAGAAAGAACAACTTGAGGAAACAAAAAGAAGTAATCAGGCTAATGAAGCTATAAAGCGTAAGCAAGCTAATAAGCCTAAAGCTATTTCTTCTTCAAGTTAGTAATAGATTTCTATGAAAAACTTTCAGGAATCTTGGTATAAAGAATCATACTTATTAATATTGTAAAGCAATTTATCATAATGGCAAAAGATATTTTTGATTTTAGTGGCCTTATAGATGAGAACCTCTCTGAAGAAGAGAAGGCACGTCAGCAAAAAGAAATGAGTCTTGAAGCACAGGCTTTTCTTGATGATGATTCTGATGTGACTTTAGATACCTCCCGCAGTACTGTACAGCAGGGAGATCAGAGCAAAGTGCAAAGCATAGAATAAGCACGGGAAAAGGCGAGGCTTCAAGACTCATTTCTTTT